TTTTTCTTTGAGCTACTCGCCCCCTCGAAAAGCCCCTTTTATCTCCTGCGAAGTATGGCCCGCGAAAAACCCGTTTTATCTCGGGGAAAGCCCCCAGGTGACGTTAGAGAGTGGCCGATTTTCGATATTCACGGGGAAATGGAGATAATGCCAGGAAACGGGGTGACGAACGGTCATGGCGTCACCTGGGGCTTGAACTACGCTAAATAGTAGGGTAGGCAATCCCGCCCGCCACCCCAGGAGCCCGCCATTATGAGCAATCGCCACCTGATCCGAGACTTTGTAGACCTCGCTCGCTGCTGCAATCACATTGCTATCCATATGCAGCGCCACCATCATCTGTTCGCTGCTGGTGACTGGCGCACGCAGCGTGACAACTACATGAGCGAAGCGCGACAACTCAGGCGTGACGCCTGCCGCTAGGCGCGCAGCGCCAAGGATGGCCCGCCCTGGCTTCCCTGCCTGAAAGGCATGGGGGGGTACTTGCTCGACTGGCGGGTGATTATTATCTAACTTTACGGCTTATCCATTTCGTTTGAAGAGGAACCCCAAAAAACAAGCCTTCGGCCTTGAAAAAAAAATCAAAAAATGGGACTATCGAAGGGCATCGAAGATGGAGCCCGGCCCGCTATGTCCCATACCCCGCTCGATGGTACGGATTACAGCCGTAACATTCTCAAAAAAGTTCGCTACACGCACGACGCTATGATTGATGAAATCATTGCGAATCCCGGCGTGAGCGAGATTGCGCTCGCCGAGAAGTTTGGCTTCTCGAAGCCGTGGGTTAACCGGCTGATTTGCTCTGACGCCTTTCAGAGCCGCCTGGCGCTGCGCAAAGAAGAGCTGATCGACCCCATGCTCACGGCCAGCGCCGAAGAGAGGATGCGGGCGCTTGAGTTCACGTCGATGGATATCGTCCAAGAAAAGCTGGAACTCACCCAAGACCCAAAGCTCGCCATGCAGGTTCTCGAAATGACCTTTAAAGCGAGGTCGTATGGGGCTCGAATCGCGGGCTCGGGCAATCTCACCCAAAATAACACCTATGTTGTAGCCCTTCCGCAGCCGATCAAAGATGCCCAGGAGTGGGCTCGGCGGGTGACTGGAGAAGTCATAGATGCAGACCCCCAGCCCGGCGAGTAGTCCTGCCCCGTTCGCCCTCGATCCCTCGCAGACGATCATTTGGGAGCCAATGCCCGGCCCCCAAACAGCCCTCATTATGTGTCCCGTTTTCGAGGTCTTTTTCGGGGGTGCGCGTGGAGGCGGGAAAACCGAAGGGTCAATCGGGGATTGGCTTCTCCATTCGGCGACCTACGGAGAGGATGCGTCGGGCATCTTCGTTCGTAAGCGGTTCAAGCAGCTCGCGGATGTCATCAAGCGGACGAAGCGAATCTTCCTCAAACTTGGGGCCAAATACAACGAGCAGCGGGCCGAATGGAAGATGGCCAATGGGGCCACCCTGCGGTTCGTCTATCTTGAACGCGACTCGGATGCCGAAGAATACCAGGGCCACTCCTACACCCGCGTGTATGTCGAGGAAGTGACGAACTTCGCCACTCCGCGAGCCATCAATATGCTCAAGGCGACGCTCCGTTCAGATGCGGGCGTGCCGTGCGGAATGCGCCTCACCGGGAACCCTGGCGGCCCTGGTCATGGATGGGTCAAAAAGCGCTACATTGACCCCTGCCCGGAAGGCTACAAAATCATCACCGAAGAGGAAGAAATCGAGTGGAATGGGACGGTCTTCACCATCAAGGTGGATCGGGTGTTTATCCCATCAAAAATCTCTGATAATAGCCGGATTATGACCAATGACCCTGGCTACATTCTCCGCTTGCGGGGCACGGGCTCGGAAAGCCTCGTTCGGGCGTGGCTCCAGGGAGATTGGGACATCATCGACGGGGCTTTCTTCCACGAATGGGACGATAATAAGCACGTCCTGGGGATGGAATGGCTCGCCAAAATCCCAAAAAATGCCATGCGGTTCCGGGCGATGGATTGGGGCTCTTACCACCCGTTCTCGATTGGCTGGTATGCGGTGAGTGACGGGACTTGGGGCTTGCCCAAAGGGGCGCTCCTGAAATACCGCGAGTGGTACGGGGCTATTGAGGACAACCGGGGGTTGAAGATGGATGTCCCGCTGGTGGCGGCCGGCATCCGTGAGCGCGAAGCGGGCGAGCGCATCCGCTACGGGGTAGCCGACCCGGCCATCTTTATCCATGACGGCGGCCCCTCCATCGGAGAGACCTTTGCCATCAACAAGGTGATGTGGCGCCGGGCCGACAATAAGCGCTTCGCGGGCGCTGAGCAGATGCACCTGCGGCTGACGGGCGAGGCAGACCCCGCGACGGGCGACTATATCCCCATGCTTTACTTCCTTGAGTGTTGCGAGGACTCGATCCGAACGATCCCCCTCCTCCAGCACGATACGAGAGGTGAGGGCCGGCACGTCGAGGATGTCGATACGCAGATGGAAGACCATGCGTATGACGAAACCCGGTATGCGGTAATGAGCCGGCCGTGGGTTCCCCGTGTGGCCGATGACCCCGGCATCCGCTTCCCTAAACTTCCCTCGCAATATACAATCAACGAGCTGATTGAACACAATGCCCGGCAGAAACGCCTTCGCACTGAGGAACCATGATGGAAATCGACGTATCATCGGCGAAGACCGAAGAGAATCAGGTCAGGGCGTGGATCAAGGAGATGGACGGCGCCCTCAAACGCGAGAAAAACTACCGGGAGAAGGCTCGGAAGATCGTCAAGCTGTATGAGGGGAAAACCTCGCGCCCGGCGTCCTTCAACATCCTCTATGCGAACACGGAAACCCTCGCGCCTTCCCTTTATAGCGTCACCCCGCGCCCGAAAGTGCAGCGCCGGTTCAAGGATGACGATCCGCTGGGGAAACACGCCTCGCTAGTCGTCCGCCGCACCCTCGAATATCTGATGGATAGCGGCCACCCGGAATACACCGAATATAGCGGCCTGATGAATCAAGCCGTGCTTGAAGGTCTTGTCCCTGGACGGGGTGTCACCCGCTTCAAATACGACGCCGATGTCACTGCTGAGAAGAGTGAGACTGCGAAGGTCGGTGGAGAGCTGGCCGAAGACGCCGAAGTCTCCTATGAGACGGTGTGCGGCCAGGAAGTCGCCTGGGATCGCTTTTTGAGCGGCTATGCGAAGCGCTGGAATCAAGTCCCGTGGGTCGCTTTCATCCACTACATGACCCGCGAGGAACTCAAGGCCAACTTCGGCGACGAATTGGGCGGGAAAGTTAACCTCACCGGCGCCATCACCTATGATGACGACGAGAAGGAAACCTCGGAAGGCGATTCCGAGACGAAAGATGTCGCCACGGTCTATGAAGTGTGGGACAAGAAAGGGAAGAAGGTCTTTTTCGTCTCGGATGGCTATCTTGAGGGCTATTTGAAGCAGATGGAAGACCCGCTCAAACTTGTGGGCTTTTTCCCGTGCCCCGAGCCGCTCGCGTTTAGCCGGAAGATCAGCGACCTTTGCCCCGTCCCTATTTACACCTTCTATGAAGAGCAGGCCAAGGAGCTGAATCGCGTTTCGCAGCGTATCAACAAGCTGGTTGATGCCTTGAAGGTGCGCGGCTTCTACGATTCCTCGATTGAGGGCATCGACAAGATTCTCGAAGCCGAAGATAACACCCTGATCGCCACCCCGAACGCCGCCTCGTTGACCGAGAAGACGCTCGGCGATTCTATCTACTTCATGCCTCTCCAAGAGCTTATCACCGCCCTCCAGCAGCTCTACATTGAGCGGGATCAAACGAAGGCCGTGATCTACGAGATTACCGGGATTTCGGACATCCTGCGCGGGCAGTCGGCCGCGAGTGAGAGCGCCACCGCTCAGAAGATCAAGAACGAGTGGGGCAACCTGCGGCTGCGTCGGTGGCAGCGGGAAGTCCAGCGCTACGCCCGTGATTGTTTGCGGCTAATGGCTGAAATTGCCGTTACCCGCTTGGCGCCTGAGACTATCGCGGCGATGACCGGCCTGGAATATCCCTCGCCCGAGGAAAAAGCCCAAGCCGAGCAGCAACTCCAGATGTTCATCTCGATGCCGCCAGAGCAGCGTGAACAAGTCTCCCAAGACCCCTCTTTTCAGGAGCAGCAAGCTGAGGTCGAAAAGACCCTCAATACCCCCTCCTGGGACGAAATCTTGGGGATGCTGCAAGATGATGCGCTGCGTTCGTACAAGATCGACATCGAAACCAACTCGACGCTCGATGCTGATGTCTCGGAAGACAAGCAGAACATGACTGAGTTCGTGAACTCCATGAGCCAGTTCTTCCTCGCCGTCACCCCGCTGGTTGAGAAGGGCCAACTTCCCTTCGAGGCTGCGCAGGCCATGCTCATGCACATGACTCGCCGGTTCAACTTTGGCGAGGAAGTGGAAGACCAGCTCTCGCAGATGAAGGCACCCCAGGCACCGCAAGACGAGGGGGCGGAAGCCGAGCGGAAAGCGCTTGAGAAAGAGAAGGCGGACTTCGAGGCCGAGAAAGGCCAAGCCGAGATGGACTTCAAGATGCAGGAAATGGAACTCGAACTCAAGAAGAAGGAAGCCCTGCTGGAAATCCAGTACCAGCAGAAGGTTATGCAGCTTGAGTCGGCGTTCAAGATCAAAGAGCAAACCCTGGCTGCCCAAAAGGTCAAGGGCGAACTCCAGGGCCAGATCAAGCAAGTCCAGCAGACTTCGCAGAACGAACTGGCTAAGGTTAAGAGCGGCCAGCAAGCCTTCCAACAGACCGTCAAGGGATCGAACGAAGGTCAGGCCAAACTTGTTGAGAGTGTGATGGCCCTACAGCAAGAAATGACGCAGGCTATGGCGGCGTTCCAAGCTGTAGTACAATCTCTCTCGGACAACCAGCGGGCACCGCGTCGGATTCGTGATGCACAGGGCCGCGAGTTCAGTGTGGAAACCTTACCCCTTAATGGAGGGATGCAATAATGGCTGTTCAATTTAGCGTAGCGGTGCGAAATGCCCGCCTCGATGCTATCGAAACCACCATCTCGACCAGCCCGAAGCTGCGCATCCTGACGGGCACCCAGCCGGCGACTTGCGCGACTGCCGAGAGCGGTTCGCTGCTGATCGAAATCGCACTGCCGAGCGACTGGGCGGCTGCTGCTTCGAGTGGATCGAAGGCCAAGAGCGGGACTTGGAGCGGTTCTGCTACGGGAACCGGGACTGCGGGCTATTATCGGATCGTGGATAACGCCGGTACTACCTGCCATGAGCAAGGTTCGTGCGGTATTGGCAGCGGCGATTTGTCCTTCGACAACACCTCTATTGCCAGCGGCCAAACCGTCACCGTCAACACCTTCACCAAGACTGACGGAAACGCCTAAAAGCGAGGCCGGCGTATGGGGGTGGCCGCAAGGCGAAGCCAACGAGGCCGGGAAGGGGCCAAGTCAAGGGTGAGCGAAGCGAAAGCGAGCGAAGCGAGCGTCCCTTGAGCTTGGAACCCGGCCGAAGTAGGCTAGCTGCGGCGGCTACGCCCCTAGCCGACCGAGCGAGGAGAAAATCATGGCTGATTGGACTAAAGAGATGTTCGATCTGGCCTACGACTTCAATGCCGAGCCAGAAGGTCATCCAAACACCCGCCCAGGGATTCGTCTGCACTATAATCGCTATGTGATGTACCCCGAGCTGCTTCGACGGGCTCAGTTCTTCGTCAGCCACTTCAATCTGACGGCTGCGGATCGTATCCTCGTTGTCGGCGCGGGCTTCGGATGGACTGTGGAAGCCCTGCAAGGTATGGGATTGACCGTCATCGGCACTGACATCTCCCCGTATATCATCGGCAACAAGGATTTGTCCGAAGATAGCGAAATTAGCGCTGCGATCACCGCTGTGGGACTTTCTCCGACTTCGGGGGAGGGTTTGGCCCACTTCAATCGCCTTCGTGGGGATGGTGTGAGAAGCCGGGGGACTGTTCTCAACGAAGATAGCTCCTCCAACCAGAGCCGGAACCGTGTAAAAGCAGCTTTGGGGTCTTCTCCGACCATCGCCATCACCGAGGACGTTTTGACCTCTTTGAGTGACGCTGAATGTGTTGGCTTGCAGACCCAAATCCTCAAATATGCCCCAACTCTGCGTGTTTGCCACTTCGTTACCGAGTTGGCTAACCCAAACCCACCCTTCTCCTTCAACAGCAAGACCATTGAGGAATGGAAAGCTCTATTCCCTACCGCTACCATCGTCGCCGATGGCTACACCTATAAGGTCTTGTAATGGCACTCCCGGTAACGATCACAGGCTTTAACACAACCTCCGGGGCTGAAATCTCTCAGCCTTTTATTTCTTCCGGGGGTAATGTCTACATCGTGGGCAAGGGTTCTACAACCACCCTTCTCCGCGCCTTTAAAGCCACTGATCCTACCTCCAGCTTTAGCAACATCGGAACAGATGTTACCTTAGCCAATGCCATCGCAAGTGTGGCGGCTATCCAAGACGGCGACAATATCCACGTTGTAACCGCTGACGGTACTGCTGGCAACTCCGTAAACTACCGCTACCATGTTTTCAGCATGAGCAGCGATTCGTGGACGACTTCCAACGAAACGATAATCCTCACTGTAGATACTGCTTCGGCTAGCGTTACCTCCCTCAAACTTGGTATCGGTGTTCGTTCTGACGGCGACGTTATCGTCCTCTACGCTGGCACTAAAGATGCCGTGATGGGCACTGACCGGCGCCGGGTAGATTATGCTCGCCGGGAGAGCGGTTCTTGGACTACTGCCATCGCGGTAGATAATGCCGGTGCGACAGACTGGAGCGTCCATGCCGTTGTTCGCGGCTCCAGCGACAGGATGCACCTCTACCTTATGGACATCGGCGCGAACGACGCCTATCAGAGATGCTTGACCAGCGCTAACGCCCTGGAGACATTTCCATCTTCGTACAACACTGGTTCTTCTGTTACCGCTGCCATGTTGGGCGTTTCCTATGATGCCAGCGGCACTCAAAAAGTCCGGTGCCCGAATGGTCAAGTCGTTAACGGCGCTATTGACGGCTCGAAGTTCAACTCTGCTGATGCCCCGACAGTTACCTCAGATACCGACATTACCGGCACTCGCACTGTCGCAAACAACGCCCACTACATCAGTTCCTATTCGGCCGACACCACTACCCTGTGGCACGCCTTCATCGACAGCGCTGGCGATGTATACACTCAATCAAACGCGAATGATGGCGGCTGGAGTACGCCAGCTCTCTTCTACGACAATGCCTCGTTCTCTCAGAATAACGTAAAAACCAACGTCTACACCCGTAGCAGCTCTGTTGTCCTGGCCATGATGATCTATGGTGCTGGCGCGACTCGCTATCACGAATACACCATTCGTACTCTTGGCGTCACCGCTGACCAGACCAAAACTCTCGATGCCGCCACCAACTCTTCCACCGAAGTTGATGTCAGCGTAGGAGCCTCCGAGACTGCCACTCTCGGTGCCGCCACAAACACCTCGGAAGTTGATGTCTTTATAGTTGCTACTTCGAGCGTCACCCTGGCAACAGTCACGACCTCAACCGATGTCGATGTTATAGTTCTGGCCTCCAGCGACGTAACTTTAGCCACTGTAACAACCTCGACTGACGCCACGGTAGCCGACCCTTCAATCAATGCCGACCAGTCCGCTACCCTGGCCGCCGCCACGAACTCTGGCGCTGCCGTAGTTGATGTAGTTGCTACCTCTTCTGTCACCCTCGGGGCGGCCACAAACACCACCGAGGTAGATGTTTTCGTCGCGGCAGACTCAACCGTTACCCTCGCCACCGTCACCACTTCCACTGATGTTGACGTGCTGGTTGTGGCCGACTCGTCAGTAACTCTTGCGACTGTCACCACCTCTACCAACGTAACTGTTGGCTTTGTAGCGAACTCTTCGGTAACGCTCGCCGATGCCACCAACTCCGGGGCGGCTGTTGTGGCTGTTGCTGCCTCGCAAAGTGCCACCCTGGAAACTGTCTCTAGCACCACCGATGCTGATGTTTCTGTCTCGGCCTCCCAATCTTCCACTCTGGCCACCGTTACTACCTCGACCGATGTTGATGTTGTTATCATTGCGTCGGAGTCCACCACCCTTGCCGCCGCAACCTCGACCTCAGAAACTGATGTCTTTGTCGTAGCCACTTCTTCGGTCACGCTGGGCACTGTATCCACAACTACGGATGCAGTCGTCATTGCAGGGATTGTGGCCAACTCCAGCGTCACCCTGGAAGGCATCTCTCAGGGTGCGGATGCCTCCGTAACCGGCGAGGTAGAGCAGCCCCAGCGTGGTGGTGGTGTCCCGCCGCGTAAGCGGAAGCCGGCCGAACAGCGCTCTCCGACCAAAGAGCTTGAAGAGGCAATGGGGGCCACCCTTGAAGACCTCATTCACCCCCTGGCTGACCTCCCGGTTGCCGAGAAGGCTCCCCCTCCCCCGGAAGTGATAAAGGCTCTAGCCACCGCTCTTGCCCCGCGCTATACTTTCATCCAACAGCCAGTTCGGGTGCCCTATGCGCGGCGCCCTGCTAAGAAGGCTGATGACTACGACGATGACTACATTTTCTCCCTTCTTCTCTCGGTGATCTAAATGTCCCTGCGTCTACCTTGCTCTTGCAGCCCGCGCTTTATCCGATCCTACGATGGCCCGCCTCGTTGCTCGAAGTGTAATACGCTGGCAACCGAAGATTCCCCTCCCGCAAAGGTTTTCCGCCAACTTGACGTGGATTATGCGTGCCCTGTAACAGGTGCCCCGATCCGCTCCAAGAAGGCCCACGAAGAGAACCTTCGCCTCCATGGGTGTCATGTTTTGGAAAAGGGTGAGATGGAAGATGCCCAGCGTAATCGTGCGGCTGCGGATGCCGCCTTGGAAGCAAAACTGGAAGCTACGGCCGAACAACTCGTTGCCACACTTCCTGAGGAAAAGCGTAAAGCTCTCGAAACCGAGGCTATTGCCTCTGACCTGCAAGTAACCCGAGGATAATACATCATGGGCGACCACAATGAAGACGAAAGCGGCTTTGATATGGAAGGCGCTCTCAACGAAATTGACGATGGCTTGTTTGGCCCCGAGGAAGGGGATGACGATCTATCGGGCCAGGAAAGCAATGTTCATGACGATCCACAACCAGCAGAAGGCAGCAAACCTTCTCCCACGGAACCTGTCGTATCTGAGGATGCGGACGCCGTGGATCAAGAATTGGTATTGGACGCCGCACCAAAAACATGGCGAAAGGAAGCTGCGGCACATTGGGGATCGTTGCCTCCATCTGTTCAACAGGAGATAGCCAAACGGGAGCAGGATATGTTCCGGGGTATCGAGGGCTATAAGCAGGAAGCCTCTATTGGTCAGGCGTTCCGCCAGATCATCTCCCCTTACCTCCCGATCCTCCAGCAGCATGGCCTGGACGCCGGCCAGCACGTTGCCTCTTTGCTCCAGGCGCATCACGTCCTGGCAACTGGCACCCCTGACCAGAAGGCCGCCATCTTCAATGCCATCGCCCAGCAGTTCGGCATCGACCCGGATGCTCAAGCCCCCTACGTCGATCCGCAAGTTCAGGCTTTACAAGCGGAAGTGGCTCAGTTAAGATCATTCACACAACAGCAGGTGAATTACGCTCAACAGCAACAATTCGCCGGCGTGGAATCTCAGGTAGCATCCTTCGCGGCCAAACCTGAGAACGTCTACTTTGATGAACTAGCGCCGATCATGACGCAACTTCTGAATGGTAGAGTCGTTCAAACCCTCGAAGAAGCATACGATAAGGCTATCTATCTTCACCCCGAGGTTCGAGAGAAAGAACTGGCCCGTCAGGCGGCGGACAGGAAGGAACAAGCCCGAATCAAAGCACTCGAAGCCAAGAAGGCGACCGGGGCCAATGTTCGGAGCAGCACCAAGAGCGTGAGCGGTACGGCTCCCCTGGGTAGCATAGATGACACTTTGCAAGCTGCGTATGAGGAAATCCTCAATCGTGGTTAACCCAACCTAAAGGAGTCGCCATCATGGCCTCACCCAATGCCACATTCACGGAGTTGGTCTCGACCACCTTCCGTAAGCACCGGAAAGAAGTGATCGACAACGTGTCGAATCACAACGCTCTGTGCCGCCGCCTGATGAAAAAAGGGCAGCATCGCCGCGAGGATGGTGGTCTGACCATCGCTTGCCCGCTCGACTACGCCGAGAACGGCACCTACCAGCGTTACAGCGGGTTCGACATTCTGGACATTTCGGCCAGCGATGTCATCTCGGCTGCCGAGTATCAATGGCGCCAAATCGCCATTAACGTGGTTGCTGATGGCCGCACCCTCCGCATCAACAGCGGTGGCCCGCGCATCATCAATCTGGTGAAGGCTCGGATCAAGAACGCCATGCGTACCTTCAAGAACAACTTTTCCACCGACCTGTATTCGGACGGCACGCTGTCCAATCAGATCAACGGAATCCAAGCTCTTGTAAGCGACGCTGGCACCGGCACCGTTGGTGGCATCAACTCGACCACGTTCACCTTCTGGCAGAACAAGGTCGAAACCGCTGCGGCTACCCTGACCTCGGCCAACATTGAAGGTGAGATGCTTGACCTCTACCTCCAGTGCGTCCGTGGCGACGACCAGATCGACCTGATCTTGGCTGCAAACGCTCTCTACAAGCTGTTTGAAACCAGCCAGACCAGCCTCAAGCGCTACAACACCGATGACTCGGTAAGCGCCGGCTTCGTCTCCATCAAGTACAAAAAAGCGGACGTGATGTTCGATGGTGGTTCGGGTATTCCCGATAACCGCATGTACTTCCTCAACACGGACTATCTGGAACTGGTAGCCCATACCCAGGCCGACCTCACCGTCATGGACGAGATGAAGGCGTACAACCAAGACGCAGCCGTTGTGCCAATCCTCTGGATGGGCAACCTCGTCTGCACCAACCGCGCCCGTCAAGGCGTGCTGAAAAACGTCTAATTAGGAGGCAGTCATGTATATCACGGGCATTGACTCGACTCGTGTCACGGCTGACCCTGAGTTTACTCCGGGCGCCCTCGGCATGAATCACGATGGGAAGGTGTGGAAGTACGTCAAAATCCTCAACACCACGGCAACTGTTGCTGGTGTTGCGGGTGATGTAGCGTGCTACTTTGCGGCTATTGGCCACCGGGACTCGCGGGTTGTCTTGGACAACACCGATGCGGATGCTGTCCCGGTTGGAGCTGGTCTTCTCGGTGGGACTGTTGCTGGCGTAGCCGGCACTGCCGAGTATGGCTGGGTTCAAATCAAAGGACACGCTGTCGCCAACCAAGCTATCGCAGGCACTCCCGCTGACGGGGATTCTCTGATGGCTTCAACTACCGACAAGGTGCTTACCGTTCAGCTCTTCGCGGGTACTACCCCGAACATCGCTGAAACCGGCGCCAAGGTAGCGGTCGGCACTGACGTATCGGCGAAGTTCGTAGCTTGCGACTTCCCGTTCTAATAGGCTTATATGTAAAAACCTTTAACCCCGGTTCGGTTAGCAGGGCCAGCCGGGGTTCTTTTTACCTGTACTGCGAGGATTGAAAAATGGAAATCGCCGAAGCCAGACCGCCCTTTGTGCAATTCGAGGTACGGGCCGTTGAAGATCGGGCTGCGAGCATCGCGGCTGGCCACTATGTCGGGAAGGACGTGAATTTCGCCCTGATTACCCCGAGCGGCTCGCACGATTGCGTGGAGAAGTACGCCGAGGATTGGCTTGCCCACATCACTCGGGAGAGCATGGATGGTCGTTTTCCGGGTGCTTGGGTTGACTACTACAAGCGGGCGTATGCCCGGTGGTGTGAGGGGCTGGAAATCCCGCTGGAAGGTACGCCGTTGGCCCAATGGCCCGGCCTTGCCCCGGCGATGCTCAAGACCCTTCTCTCGATCAACATCCGCACCGTTGAAGACCTGGCGAATTGCAACGAGGAAGCACTGCAACGTATGGGCATGGGTTCGCGCTCCCTCAAGGCACGCGCACAAGCCTTCCTCTCGACCTCGAATGATGTCGGGAAAGTGGCCGAAGAAGTCGCCCTTTTGCGCGACCAGAACGCCAAACTCACCGCCGCCAATGCTCAGTTCCTTGAGCGGATCGCGGCCCTTGAAGCTGCCCTGCCGAAGAAGGAGCGCCCAAAAGCTCCTGTTGAAGACATCGACGACATCATCAAGGAATAAGCATGAACACCTTGCTAGAGATTGTTCAGGAGTTCTGCCGCCGCACAGGCATCCGAGTTCCAGCCTCAATCGCTGGTTCCCAGGACACTGGCGTGTTGCAGATGATGGCTCTGGCGAATGAGGTGTGCGAACTTCTCACGGACGAGACGGCGTGGAACGAGCTGATTCGTGAGGCAACTTTCACCACCGTTGACGGCGAGGATCAAGGCTCTCTTGACACCCTCGCCCCTTACGGCTTTTTGGGCATCGTCAAAGACACCATCTACGACCGTACTCAAAAAGTCCCTCTTTATGGGCCGCTGAGCGCTCGCGCTTGGCAGCAGTCCAAAGCCTTCATTCCCACCGGCCCGCTGTATCGCTACCGCATCCGTGGGAATAAGCTGCTCTTTTCGCCGGCTGGCGTAGCAGGCCACTCTTGTGCCTTTGAATACTACTCCAACAACTGCATCTACAACACCACAGACGATGCCTACAAAGCGACCTTCACCAAGGATGGCGACACCTTTCTCCTCGACTACAAGTTCTTGCTTCTAGGCTTGCGGTGGAAGTGGAAGAAGGAAAAGGGTCTGCCGTATGCAGAAGATTACGATCACTTCGTAAGGGCTGTGACGAATGGTGCTGGCCGGGACGCGACCAAGCCGACTCTCAGCCTCAATGGTTCCCTGGAAGATATCGCCACTCCTGTGGTCGTCATTCCGCCTGGATCGTGGGACTTGTAATGAAACGGCGTGCATCGCAAGATCAAGCTACTCCTGGCCAGCAGCGTTCAACTACCATCTCGCTGCCAGCGCCCGTGGGCGGCCTAAACACCCGTGATCCTCTCTCCAATATGGACGAGATGGACGCGATTGTGCTGAACAACTGGTATCCTGACGGGGCTAAAGTAAGCACTCGGAAAGGGGCTGCGAACCACCTCATCGGGATGGCCAAGCCAGTAAAATCTCTAATCACCTACTCCAACCCAACCAAAACCGAGCTTTTTGCCTGCACCGACGATGGCATTTTTGATGCCTCGGTGGCTGGGGCTGTAGGCACGGCCAAAAAAGCCCTGACCAATGGCTACGTCCAGCACGTTAACTATCGCACCTCGGCAGGCTCCTTTCTTGTGATCGTCAATGGGACTGACGAGATGGTTGGCTACGATGGGACGACTTGGCTCTCAATTAACGCTCTGTCCAGCCCCGCTATTACTGGCGTATTGAGTGAAACCCTCGTCCACGTCAACATCTTCAAAAACCGCCTTTGGTTTATTGAAGAGAACGAAATGTCGGTTTGGTATATGCCTGTCTCGTCCGTAGGTGGGGCAGCTACGGAATTCCCAATGGGCCAAGTTTTCCCTCGCGGCGGCTACCTTATGGCGATGGGTACTTGGACAATTGACGGCGGATCGGGCGTGGATGATCTGGCAGTGTTTGCATCGTCAGAAGGTGAGATTGCTGTCTACCAGGGCACAGACCCATCCTCGCCATCGACTTTCAGCCTTGTCGGCGTGTACTACGTTGGTGCCCCCCTTGGCCGGCGCTGCTTCGTGAAGTTCGGCGGCGACTTGCTGTACCTCTCGAAGCAAGGACTCTACCCGCTTTCAAAGGCGTTTGCCTCGGCCTCCATTGACCGCTCCATCGCCCTGAGCAACAAGATCGACCCGACTTTCATCGACTACGCCGACCGCTACGGCGACAACGTAGGCTGGGAGATGACCATCTTCCCGAAGGCCGGATTCATCATCGTGAACGTCCCTACCGAAGTGGGCGTAACCTCAGAGCATCTTGTGGTCAACCTTGTGAGTGGTTCTTGGAGCCGCTTTACCGGGTGGAATGCTCGATGCTTCGCGCTGTGGGATGACCGCCTCTTCTTCGGCGGTGAGACTAAAGTCGCGGAGTGTTGGACAGGAACTTCGGACTTCGGGGCGAATATCGTCGCCGCTGCTCAATCCGCCTACAGCTACTTCGGGCGAATGTCGCAACTCAAACACTTCAAACTTGTACGGCCGATTCTGGTCGTTGAGCGTTTCCGGGTGCTGAACTTGGGGATGGCTATCGAAGTTGACTTCAACGAGACTTCTGGCCTCTCTAGCGTACAACTCGGGAACAATGCCATTTCCACCTTCGACACGGACGATTGGGACTTGGCAGTGTGGGCAGCGGGCAAGGAAGTTCTCCGTGATTGGTACACTTTGGCGGCCCCTGATGGCTATGCCGTGAGCTTTGAAATCCGTGTCTCTAGCAACCAGACGATCACCGATTGGGCTGCTACAGATTTCGTCCTGCAACAAGGAGGGGTACTGTAATGGACTTGACTGGCATCGTAGTCGGGCAAGATGACCGAGTTGGCGCTTGGGTCGGAAATGAGGTAGGATTTGCTTGGTATGCAGGGAAGGGGCATACCGTTGGCCTGGAGGACGAGAACGGAGAACTCATTGCCGGGCTGGTGTTTGAGGATTGTAGTGGGCCGAACTGTTTTGCCCATATCGCTATCGCAAAAGGCCGGAAGGCCACGAAGAACTTTCTCTTTTACGGGTTTTACTACCCGTTCGTTGAACTCGGATGCAGCCGCATTACTGGCATGATCCAATCAGTAAACAAGGAAGCTGTCCGCTTGAATATCGCCCTAGGCATGGAACTGGAGGCTGTACTTTATGAGGCGTGCCCAGGTGGGCATCTCCTTGTTTATAGGATGTTCAAGAAAGACTGTAAGTGGTTAGAGTTGGGAGAGCATTATGGGCGGCAGCAGCAAACCACCGAAGGCGCCTGATCCGCTACCAGCGGCACAAGCGACTGCGCAGGCTAACAAAGATGTAGCTATGTACACTACCGCTATGGATCGGCCGACTCAGATCGACCCCTACGGTACGACTACTTGGACTTACAGCCCGGCGCCACAGCAGCTCACCGAAGCTCAAAAAGCAGCCCAGGCAACTTATGCCCGTTATCAGGCTATTGTTGCTGGTCAGGCTGGCTCGGCCAAAGACCGCCAATGGCTTACCAGCAACTCCAAGGGCAAGGCCCAAATGGAGGCGGCTCGGAAAGCTGCCGAAGCGGTTGGCGGGACTCCTGGCAATCCCCGTCCTGGCGAGTGGGTACAAAAAACCACTCTGAGCCCGGCCGAACAAGCTATCTACGACAAAGACGTTCGTGCCCGGAAGCAGGCTTATGATTTGGGGAATAGCGCCCTGACTTCGGCCCAGCAAGCCGGGGCTGGTGGCCAGCTCAACATGGCCGGTCTGCAAGGCGTGAATGCCCTGAGTGGCCCAAACCTGTTTTATGCTGGCACTCCGCTCTACCAAAAAGGCACGATGTCTCTCCCGCAGCTCCAATCGGGTAGTGTCAATCTTCCTTATCTCCAGGCTTCCCAAACTGGCTTGCCGCAGTGGCAGAACCTCGCTGGGAATGTGCCGCAGTGGGCAGGCATGGGGCAGTATGGGAATGTTCCTCAAGCCCAGCGCCTTTCGGGGCAAGCTCCTGAGTGGGCTGGAATGCAGGGTGATATGCCGCAATTCGAGGGCTCTCAAGTTGGCCTCCCTGAGAACTACTATGACCAGTTCCAGAACCAACTGGCTGGGATGCAGGATGTCAACACCTCGTCGCAGATGTTCGCCCAGCAAGGCGACCAAGTTCGGAACGCTCTGTATGAGCAGATGACCCAATTCTCCAACCAGCGGTATCAGCAGGAAGAAGAAGCCCTGCGCCAGAACCTCGCCAACCAAGGCTTTGCCATCGGCAGTGAAGGTTTCAACCGCGAGCTGGAGGCGTTCCGCCGCCAGAAAGACGAGTCCTACCGGGCTGCCGAACTGAACTCGATCCTCGCAGGGGGCTCTGAGCAGTCTCGGCTGTACGCTGATATGCTGGCTGGAACTCAGTCGAACATCGGCCGCCGTGCCACGCAATCCCAGCTTGACCTTGCACGGATGGCTGGGCAGCAGGGAGCAGCAGGCGACATCTATGGCCTGGGCCTCCAAGAACGGCAAGCTGCTTATGGAGCTGAGATGGCCGGGAGGGGCCAGCAGTTCGCTGAGTCTCAGTTCGGCTTTAGCGCCGATATGGCCCAGCGTCAGCAGATGGAGCAGGAACTCCAGAACTACTACGCTCAGCAGATGCAAACTCGGGGGCAGCAGTTCGGCGAATCGCAGTACGGCTTTGATGCCGCGATGCTCAACCGCCAGCAGCAGCTCTACGAGAACCAAGCTGGGTTTGACGCTCGGTCGCAGACTTACGGCCTTGACCTCCAGAACCGTCAGGCAATGCAGCAGGCCCAATTGGATGCCTACAATGCCGATATGATGAATCGCGGGATGACCTTTGACGCGAACGTCCAGCGGTATGGTATGGACGAGGCTACTCGCCTGCAAAACTACCAGACCGATATGCAGTCCTTGAACTCCATCGTGGCTCGCCAGCAACAGGGCTTCCAGAACCAAGCTCAAGTCGAGCAATGGAATGCCATGATGCGGGATCAGCAGATTCAGGAACGGATGCTCCAGCGTCAAATCCCGATGAACGAGGCTCTCGCCCTGGCAGGGATGACGGGTGTGACGAACCCGGCCTACCAGCCGTTCAACCTGAGCCAGCCGTGGCAGGGTGTAGACTACCTGGGAGCCCAAAACCAACAGTATCAAAACCAGATCAACCAAGCGAACTATGGTAGTGCCTCTCAAGGCCAAACCTACGGGCTGCTCGGATCGCTGGCGATGGCGGGAGCGACGTACTTCTAATGAAAAACGACCCAATAGCCATGTTCTTTAAGCGCCACCTCCGGGTGGCCTTGGAACTTTCAAGCGGTAAAGATTCCGCTGCTTGCTTGTGGCTGCTGGAACCATATTGGGACAGGCTTACTGTAGTGTGGATGAATCCGGGCAATCCCTACCCTGAGACTCGGGAGTATATGGACAGGGTTAAAAGCCTCGTTCCTCACTTTGTGGAGCTTCTCGGGCGCCAGCCGGAATGGATCGAGCAGTTTGGGCACCCGGTGGATGTTGTACCGGCCTCGGCCTCGCCCTTTACGATGATCCCCCGCAATCAAGGAAACATGAAACTCCAGCCATTCTTTTCGTGCTGCTCTGCGAATATGTGGCTGCCGATGGATCAGTGGATTCGGGAGAACGAAGTTACAGGAGTTATCCGGGGGCAGAAGTCTTGCGACTCGCTCAAAAATCCCTTCACTAGCGGCCAGATTGTTGGCGGGATAGAATACCTCTTTCCGATAGAGGAATGGAGCAACGAACAGGTGATGGAGTACCTTGGCCCGGATCGCATCCCGGCTTCTTACAAGAGAGGGCTTTTCTCATCGCTGGATTGCATGAACTGCACAGCGTATGTTCAGGAGAACCCTGGACGGGTGGCCGACCTTGAGTTGATCTACCCGCCTGCCGCAAAGGAAGTCCGTGAGGTTTACGCTCACGTTTACGAGGAATCAATGGCTGTACTTGACCTACTGGAGCATTACCATGCAACAGAGAAATGATAAAGCAATGGCTCGGCAGCAGCTCGCGCAGGCGTTAATGAGTCGCGGTCGTGGGCAGGGCCAAGGCCCGCGTGGTATTGGTGGGCCAGTAGGGCCAGGATTCCCCGGACTCGGACAAGGCCAGCGCAACGGGTTTGAGAACGGTCTGCCGCCCGGCCGCCAAGAAGGTATGCCGCAGCAGATGCCCGACTTTCCTGGCCGTGGGATGATGCAGGGTCAACAAGGTGGCCCGGCTATGCAACCGCCGCCACGCCAGATGCCCCAAATCTCGTCCCCGGTAGTACCGGGCGCTCCGCAGCCGGGCGAAGCCCCTGGAGCAGGCCGTGGTTTGAGTGCGCTTCAAGCACCTGTTCCGCCGATGGGGCCGCCGCCTGAACTCCCGCCGAACTTGGGAGCTGGCGGCCCACCTATGGGTGGAATGCCTCCAGGCTTGCCAGGGGGAATGCCCGGTGGGATGCCGGGGGGAATGCCGCCCGGTGGCCCTGAAATGCCGCCCCCACAAATGGGTGGAGTTCCCGGTGGAATGACGCCTCCTGGGATGCCGCAAATGGGCGGTCGTCCTGGCGGCCCGATGGGTGGCCCTCCCGGTGGTATGCCTCCTGGCCTCGCTGGTGGACAAGCGCCGCAATCCATCCCGCCAGAGATGCTTGCCCAAATCCTTCAACGGTTCCAGCAGCGTAGGGCTTAAATCATGGCCTTTAACTACGAGGGTCTGAACTCCCAAATTGCTGCCCGGCGCGAGATGGCAATGGCGCTGATGCAGCAACAGGAAGACGAACGTCGGCGGCAGCAGGAACAGCAGCAGCAGATGCAGACCCAGGCCGCGCCGCAAACCGGGCAGAATAATCCGCTCGGCGGTATGGATTTGTCCTCGATGATGAATATGTTTGGCCAGGGCGGCGGCGGGGCGGCAGCAGTTGGTGGTGGAGCATCGAGCGCTGGTGGGGCAGCTCCTGGGTTCGGGCTTGGACAGCCTCTCGTAAGCGGCGGCGTAGGAAGCGCGAGTTATGCCCCATCGGTGGGTGGAGCTGCTGGTGGCGCTGGAGGCGCGAGTGGTGGGGCAGGTGGACTTTCTGCCGCTGGCCCTTGGGCCGCCCTGGCTGCTGCTGTCTTCATGAACGAGAAGTACCAGCGGAAGCACGACAACAGGGACACTGGCTCGAAAGGGATGTTCGACCTCCTTTCAGGGAACAAGATCGTGGAGCGAGATGCCGATACCTGGGGCGAGAAGATCGACTCAGGGAACAAGCTGGGACTCAAAGGTGACTATCAGCTTGCCGGCGACATCACCTCGTTCGACTTCTCGAATGCGTTTAAAGGCTTGAAGAATACTGTAGGTGGAAAGTTGCTTCGCGGGCTGTTTTGAGGTGAATCATGGCCAGTTCTAATTACGATTCCAGAAAGAAAGCCCTTGAACGGCGTCGGCAGCTCACCGAAGCGCTGATGGCGCAGAGCATCCAAAATCCGCCCCAAGGTCAGATGATTGGGCCGCACTATCTGGCGCCGAGTCTCGGGCAAAGCCTGATGCCTGCATTGCAGGTGTTGGCCTCCGGGTATGCCGGCAAGCAGATCGACAAGGAAGAGAGCGCCCTGGAGGAACAGCGTAAGCAGGAACTCGCCGCCGCCTTGCAGGACATCCAAGCCAAGCAGGAAGCCGGCGATCAGAGCTGGATGTGGAATGCGATGGGATCGGGTGACTCGGTGCTTGCCGGGCTCGGCCAGAAAGGCATGGAATACCAGCTCAAGCCTGAGACTTACGAACACAAGCTCACTATTGACCCGAATACCGGGAAGCCGGTGTATGGGAAGTTCGGCTCGAAGGGCTCGCAGAAAGCGGGCGACTTGGCAGCTCCTCCGAAGTACACCATGCATCGTGGGGCTATGATCGACTCGAATACCGGCGAGGTCGTCAAGCAAGGAATTGGGCAGGCCGCTGGTGGGACGAATGTTACCGTCAACATGCCGGGCGGGGCTGCTGATGTTCCAGCCTACACGAAGAAGCTCGCCCAGGAGACAGCATCGAATGATGCGTTGTTGATTCAGTCCCTCGGGATGAATGATGCGATGGACTCGCACCTCAACCAGATTGAAGAGTTGGGCCGGCAGGGCGTCATCAGTGGTGGTGCAGCATCGCCCATCGCTACCGCCGCAAACTTCCTCTCGACCTTCGGGATGGACTTCGGGGATAACATCGCCAACACCGCAGCCGCCAAGCAGGCCGCCGAAGGTCAGTTGGCCAAAATCCTGAGTGGGCCTGGAGCTGCCAAGTTGACTGACAAAGACCTTGCCACCATCCGGCAGTCGATTGACGTGCTTTGGCTTGGTGACTGGCAGAAGTCGGCCAACCTGCTGCGGAGTGTGAACGAGTCCGACCGCACCCGGAAGATCAAGCAACTGGAACGGAGTAACGCCTACTTCGATGGCGCGAAAGACCCTCGCCAGTTGGTGCCTGAGCCGGTGAAGGCCGCTGAGCAAATCCCCACAGTCCCGACTATCCCGAAGGTGGGTACGGTCGAAGACGGGTATCAGTTCATGGGTGGTGATCCCGCTGATCCTAAGAGCTGGAGGAAGCAATAATGGCTGGCCCTTGGGAGAAGTATCAGGGAGGGGCGACAGCAGCCGGCCCGTGGGAGAAGTATGGCCAGCGGGATCAGCGCAGCCAGCTTGTGCAGCTCCTGGCCGAGCATCGGGAAAAAACCCCTGAACAGCAAGGCCCACAGGGAGTGGCCGAGATTGCTGGGAAGGTAGTTCCTGAGGCACTTCGGGCTCTCGCTACTGGAACCGTGGAAGGGGCTACTGCTATCCCGTCCCTCGCGGGGAGCGCTGCTGAGTGGCTCGGCAAGAAAGCTGAGACGCCAGAGATGACTGCGCAGCGGGAGGCATTCGAGGCTGAGCAAGCCGGAACCCTTCCCCGCCGTTTGCTCCAGCAAGGCAAGGAGCTTATCGCACCCCAAACTAAGGGTGGCCGGGTGGCGGCGAATATCATCGGGAGTACGGTCGGCGCAGTTACTGGCGGCGGCGGCCTGCGGCAGG